GATCAATTGCCTGAAGTCCCGGATCAGTTGTTTGATTCTCAGACTACTATTTCGGTTGCGGATTCAAAAGAAGGGTGGGCCAAAGCACTACGCCAACTCGTGGCTCTATTATATTCTGGGGAAGTTGCAAAATACGACCTTAGTAGAATTCGACCTGCAGGAGCCAGACTCAAAACTTTTGGAGGACGTGCCTCTGGTCCCGGACCTTTGGATGAACTTTTTAAGTTCACTATCGCCAAGTTCAGAGGAGCAGTGGGTAGAAAACTTACATCAATCGAGTGTCACGATATTCTCTGTAAAATCGGGGAAGTTGTTGTTGTCGGTGGAGTACGAAGATCTGCAATGATTTCTTTGTCGGACCTTGAGGATGACCGTATGCGGTCTTGTAAATCTGGAAACTGGTGGGAACAAAATGCACATAGGGCACTCGCTAACAACTCGGCAACTTATAACTCTAAACCAGACATTGGACAGTTTCTCCAAGAATGGACAAGTCTATACAACAGCCACTCTGGAGAACGGGGAATCTTCTCAAGGGAAGCAAGTCAAAGCCAAGCTGCAAAGAACGGCAGACGTGATTCTAGTTTTGACTTCGGAACAAACCCCTGCTCAGAAATCATCCTGCGCCCCTACCAGTTCTGTAACCTCACGGAAGTGGTTGTACGGGCAGAAGATACTGTAGAGACGCTTGCTAACAAGATCAGGATAGCAACGATTATGGGCACATTCCAGTCTACGATGACTAACTTCCCTTACCTGCGTAAGGTATGGCAGAAGAACACAGAAGAGGAACGCCTCTTAGGTGTGTCGTTGACTGGAATCTTAGATAACAAATGGATGGGAGAGGTAAGTGACAGCACTGCGAAGGCTCTTGAACAATTACGGAAAGTCGCCGTTGATACCAACGCTGACCTTGCAACACGGTTGGGAATTCCTCAGTCTGCTGCGATTACTTGTGTCAAACCTTCTGGCACTGTCTCTCAACTTGTTGATAGCGCCTCTGGTATTCATGCTAGACATAGTCAGTATTATATTCGCCGTGTTCGTGGAGATAAGAAAGACCCTCTCTCGGCGTTCCTGACCTCTGCTGGTGTGCCTGCCGAAGATTGCGTAATGCGACCAGACAGCACAGTAGTCTTCTCATTTCCGATGAAGGCCCCTGAAGGAGCAAGACTGCGTGATGATCTAACAGCAATTGAGCACCTCGATGTCTGGATGATGTATCAGCGTCACTGGTGTGAGCATAAACCGTCTGTGACCATCTCAGTCAAAGAAGATGAATGGATGGATGTCGGGGCTTGGGTGTTTAGGAACTTTGATGAAATCTCTGGTGTGTCTTTCCTGCCTTGGGCTGGTGGTACATACCGACAGGCTCCTTATGAGGAATGCACTAAAGAGCAGTATGAAGAAATGCTCTCTAAGATGCCTAAAGAGATCAAATGGGACGACTTAGTCGAGGTAGATGACAACGTCGAAGGCGCACAAACATTGGCCTGCGTTGCTGGGCACTGCGAGATCTGACATGACAATACTACTGCACATCATCGGTGGCTGTATGGTTGGGTTTGAATATGTGGATGATTTTGAAGAGGAACACTGTGTCGTTATTGACCTGTTCATCCTCAGGGTAATGGTTTTTTGGTAGTCTAGGGTGTAGGACTTAACAGGGCCTCTTCGGAGGCTCTTTTTTTATCCTAGATACATTGCTTTCTCATGCTTACGGCGTTTAACAAGGCCAGGGAGTTCTTTGCCCCCTGCCTTGGTCCAAGCCATGAAAGCCTCCGCAGCGCCATCGAAGTCGCCACGGTTATGCTTCATTCTTATTGTACTTCTTTGGAGGTTGCCGAGGCCAACGTTGAAGCTAAAGCTGACCAATGCGTCAAAGCGGCCTTGGGTAAGTCCTTGAGGGCATAGTCTAAGCACGCCTCGTTCAAAGATAGCCAAGTCTGCTGCCAAGATTCCATCGACTTCTGCCATTGAGAGAGTTCGATCCCACCCATCAGGGATTGCAAGTCCTTTACGTTCATCTAGTTTCACCTTTATATGATTAGGGTCAATGACATGACCAACACCAACAGTCCACAGTAAAGCAGGACAGCGATAGGGACGAAATCGTATTCCTTCATCCTTCTTGATGCCCTCTATACACTCTTTTGATACATTCACTTCTTGCCCCACTGCCTACTGCCGAACCAAAATGCTATAATTCCGCTTAGCAGGGCCATCTCATCTTCAGAGAAGATAACATCCGTAGCTGCGATAAACTGCTCTACAGACATACTGCCGAGGCCGCCCTGTAATAGGAAGTAGGTAAGCCCCATATTGATTAAGACCAGTTCGAGCACAAAGATAAAGGTCACTGCTGGCCTTACGATGCCATTGAGATTAACAACCCACGATGACGCACGAGCCATAATAGCCTTGTCGTGCTCTAAAGCGGCTCCCTGGCGCTCTGCATCGGTCTGTAGGGCAATCTGGTCTGTCCTGATCTCTTCGACCTTCTGCTGGGCTATAAAGCCCCTCTCAGCCAGTGCCAGTTCACGCTCAGTCTGCATCTGGGCTAGTTTAAGTTCTTGTGCTTTATCTGCCCTGTCTTGGAAGAAGTTAAGGACCTGTGGCAGTCCAGAGGCAAAAAAGCCAATAGCGGAGGAGATTAGGGATAGCATAGGGTTCCTTAGGGTTTATAACCGACTACATAGGCAAAACTAACAATCAACAAAGCAGCACTAAAACAGTACCACTTGAGCATTGCCAGCTTGTGTAAGTCTCTGCCGTACTCGTCAGTCAGGTTTTTATTATCTTTTAGTATGCGCTCTTTAATGACTTCTATCTCAGCCCAAGCAGCAGGGCCATGCTTCTCGATGATGTCTCTTTTGAGTTCTTCTTCTATCTTCTTAATTTCATAGACTCCACGCCATTCTTCAACGGCAGAAAAGACGGAGGTATCCTTTGGCCTGTTTAACTGCTTCTTGCGGAAGGCTGCTCTGGCCTGCACCTCAGACTTGCCAAGTTCTTGGATGTCCTTAGTGACTGACTCCAGTTCCTTGCCAACAGCCAAAGCCTCTTTGATGCCAGCGACAGCAGCCTTGGCAACTTGAGTGACTGGTTCGCTCATGTTACTGCCCCGGCAACGGGATAGGTTCGTATCTCTGTTTTTTCTCTTCTTCGTCTGGAAGTGGTACTGGAGAAAAGGTCTGCTCAGGAAGAGTAATATTAGGATTTTCTTCCCCGCCAGAAGTAAGAGTCTCAAAACTTCTCTTTAAGTTAAGAGCAGCGTCTGGAAGTTTTATATCCCTGGCCCTTAGTGTCTCTAACTTTTTAATTGTTTCTTGCCCAGCCGGGGACATTTTTGCAGACTTTAAAAAGTCTTTGCCTTCAGGTGTCAACAAGATCCTTAGGACATCTGTATCTTTTAAATTAGATGCCATGTCATTAAAGAGCCTTAGAGCAACGTCTGCGCCTTTAGCTGCTTGGTAGCCTAAACCTGCTCCGACTACTGCCTGTCCTTTTGCTATTGCTTCTCCAGATAGAGGAGCACCTTCCTCTGGAACACTACGAATCTTCATGTTGTATCTAAAGAATTTTGTGGCATCATCCATTCTTTGAGCAAATTCTTTTGCATTTGTGTCCAAAGAAAAGGCAAGAATGTCACGCTCTTCAGGCTTTAGTGTATTATACTTTGTTGTAAGCTTCTCAAAGTCTATACCAAAAGTACCGTCATCTAACTTTTTAGTAGATCCTTCTAAAAACTTATTGTAGTAGGACAATCTAAGTCTATCTACAGCCTCTGGCGCTTGTGCCTCAATAAAAGGAAGTACCTTATTTCTTTGATCTGTAGATAATCCTTTAAACAGGTCTGAGAAGCTAGCATCGTCTAACTGATTAAAGTTTACATTCCTAAGTTTCTCTGGCAATCCTTGAGCAACAAAGTTATTGTAGTTAGTGTAGCCCTTTTCAACACTGTCCCTGGCCTGTCCTAAATACAAGGATGCTTTTCTAACATCGGTATTTGCTGATTTAGCCCCTAGAGCCAAATCTTGTTTTAAACCACCAAAGACTACAGCAGCAATCCTCTGTTGGTCTGATCGAGCAACATCCTTAAATACGTTCTCTTCTCCAGAGGCTTTACCAAACGATGAAAGATTGCCTTGAATCTTTTCTACTGTGGTTAAAGGCAACATTTGACCATTAAACTCAGTCATCATACGGCCTTTAGAGCGTTCTAATGCAGACGCAGCCGCAATAGCACTATCTGTTCCTACGTTTCTAAACTCTCCAATTAAGTCGTCCATCCTCTTAATTGTTTCATCAATTGAAATAGACGGAGCGCCGCCTAAAACATCTTTTGCCCTGTTAAACTTATCTTGTATAGGCTTACCAGTAATGTTATACTGTAGTGCCCCTAGTTTCTGTCTAACAGCGTTGAAAATAGGTTCTCCAATTTTACCTTCTGTAGCAATAGGAGCCATTCCAGAAAGTGTCTTACGCTTTGCAGCATCTTCTAAAACATTTAATATTTCTGCTGTTGCTGGGTTATTTTTCAATCGCTGGATAAGCGCCGCTGTCTGAGGATCACTACCAGACTGCCCCCTAAGCATAAATGTAGCAAGAGTGTTCTGGTCATTCTCAGGCAGGTTTTTAACTAAGTCTCTGGTTTGTTTTGCCGTCAGCCCCGCACGAGTAACTTGGTAAAGTCCCTGTATTAACTGACCTGCACCAAGGATGCCTGTTGCCATTCCAGTTTCATCAACACCGCCAGCAAGAGCATAAGCACCAGACTGTACGGCAGTTCCAAAAGGGGTTCTCAATGGAATCTGAACAGCACCTCTAGCAGCACCAAAAGGAACTTCTTGTTCTTTTGTTGCCGGTCTTGTTGGAATACCAGCGGTAGATACCTCTTCTAGTGCTCTCTTTGAGAATGAAGGCTGACCTGTAACAGAAGCAACAAGATCTAAAGGCAATGCAGCAAGTTCTGTAGCGCCGGTTAGAAGGCCTCCAGCAATACCTTTTACAGTACCTATCTTCTTTTCTGCGTTTTCAACAAAACTTACAGTTCTCTCTAACTGAGTAATTCGTGCCCTTGCTTCGGCTGTGTCCTTAGATGCTAAAGACTTAATTTCATCTTTAGTTTCTTTTAACAGCTTTGCATACAGTTCTTTAGCCTGTTTATTTGTTTCAAACTGACCTGTAGCAACACGAACTCTTTCATCGTTTGTCAACGCTACCATAACTGTCCTTATCTATTGTAGAGTTCTAAAAACTTCTTTTTAAATGCTTCTCTTCCCAATGTTTTCCAGCCAGCGTTTTCAGGCCTGTTAAACTCTGCATCAATAACGGAATCAGGAACTGCTTGTTTTTTCTCTGTGCCTGCGTCTGCTCCATCATAACTGGTAAAGAAACCCTTTGGAAGAGACACGCCATATGTGCTATAAAGTCCAGATAATCGAGACTCTTTAGACTTTTGCGCTGCTGTTAATTTCTGCTGTACTCTCTTTAACTGCTCTGTTGCTGTTTTGGTATCGTATTTATCAAAGTTTCCTAAGAATTCATTCATAGCACGAACAGCGTCACCCTCTGTCTGTACTCCGACATTAAGATTAAGTCGAGCATTTCTAAGTGTTTCTAGTGCCGTATTAAACTTACTGTAAGCCCTGGCACCTTCATCACTAGATCCAGAAAGAGTTTTTAACTGGTTTGCAAAGTTTTCTTTCAATCCAAGTTTTAACTTACCAGACTGTAAATCTGTAAGAACACTGTTAACTTCCTGCGCTCCAAAAGCAATGCTAGAAGCCGAGTCAGCCTCTTTTAAGGCAATCGGAATCAGAGAAGCAGGCATTCCAGAACCTTCTGTTTGTTTCTTTAGCCAATTAACTCGGTAAGCCTGACGTTGTTCTACCGGCAATGTTTCTAAGATACGCTCAAACTGCGTGCCTTCTCCTTCTTTGGGACGTGGTACTAACACAGAATAATCTTTTCCACCAGTTCTTTGGAAGGCAGATATGGACTCTGTTGTATAGTCTGATGGGTTAACCTTACCAAAAGGACCAGCATCTTTTTCAGGCGCTAAGGCTTTTATGGTAGCGAGTGTTTTGATGCCAGCATCAGGAGCACCGGCAGCAAACAAGTCAGAAGCAACTTTTTGTAATACAGCAGGATCACCTAAGTTCTGTCCTTGGTAGTTCTGCAACACAGTCTGTATCGTCTGTGCCTGTTGTAACTGTGGATTCTGAACCTCTGGAAAGAGACTTCTAGTAACCGCCCTAGCACCAAGATCACCAAACTTGAGGCCAGCTTGATACAAAGGGGCAAACACACCAAACTGACTACCTTGCTGTGCAATCTGCTGGTTCCGAAGTAAGTCCCTTTCCTCTTCTTCCTTTAATTGAGCAGCAATCAACTGCTGAGGAGTTGGTCCAAATAATGAAGTAATAGCCATTTTATTTTCCTTTATTAACCGTAAACGTCGGGAGCAGTAAAGTTTACACCAGCATTTGCAGAATATGGGTCACTATATCCAGAGGGTATAGGAGAATAACCAGCCCTAGTATATGGGTTATATAACTGATTAAACATTTGCTGTTGCTGTTGCCCACGAAGATACTGTTGACCAAGGTTAGAAAGGTTCTGTCCCATCAACGACGGACCAACTAAGGAGCCTTGCAACTGAGTCTGTGCAGCATTTAAACCGCCAGTTAACAAAGTCTGACCAACATTAGCACCAGCAGTAGCACTACGACCACCCAACTGAGCACCGATGTCCAAAGGCTGCTGTGCAGATTGTTCAAGTAGCTGCTGAATACCAAACTGTGTCTGGAACGGAGACAATGCTTTAGTCTGTAATCCGTACTGAGTTCCTAGTATGTCAGCACCAGTGCCAAATAGACCAGCACCAAATCCAATACGTTGTTGAGCAGCCTGTTCTGCCTGTGTTGCTAATTGAAGGTCTTGTGTACGCCGTGCATTAGCCAACGCAGCCAACTCAGGCTGGCCTACATCGCCAACATTAAGGCCTGCACGACCACGCCCAAACACAGAAGCTCCTAAGCGTTGCTCTTCACGTTGACGGATAGGGTCAAGCATTGCATACTGCTCTTGTAGATACTGCCTACGGGCTTGGTCTGGAGACTGTGCTAGATACTGAGCACCTAATCCAAATAACCCCTGTCCTGCGGCTCCTAAAGGGGCACCTAAGGCTTGGGCCTCTTCAGCCTGTCCTAAACTTGTGCCGTATAAAGCAGATAGCCTGTCTTGCAGTGCCTGTATCTCTGGAGAAGCTGTGTATCCAGCGCCTTTTAAACGACCGTTTTTATCAAACTCAAATTTAGAAGTACCAAACCTAGTAGTTATTCCTACTGGTCTGAATCTTTGCTCTTCAGCAGATATTCTAGCTGCTTCTAATTGGGCATTAGCCCCTGTCTCGGCTGCTCTTTCAGCAGATCTTCCAGATATATAAGAACCAGCTAAACTTGCTCCTGCCGCAATTAGGAAAGGCATAATACTACTCCTTAATTAAAACTTCATCAATGTTGTTAATGTCTGTTTCGTTGGTAGCATGAATGCAGTACCAAACACAGTCCTCTAATGCTAAGATACCATGATGTTTATCGGCTTTGATATTAAAACAATGAGGCGCTTCAATATCAAAAACTTCATCATCTATTACAACTTTTACCTTACCTTTAGCAAGTATGGACAGATGATCATACTTATGCTTATGTTGAATAATCTGTGTTCCTTTTGGAAACTGTGTTTCCTTAGCATATAAGTTATCTGAAAAATGGTGTGTAATCATGTCTTCATAATGTAGCAAAGGGCATAGTATGGTGGTAGGTTAGCGTTAGTTCCTGACGTACCAGCAGACGCTACTGTTGTGGCAACGGTAATTCCTGTGGTGTTTGAAACCGTTGATTGATTGGTTGCGCCACCAAATTTCGTATTGGGGTTTCCACCACCGGCAGAGTAAAGCAATGTGTCACTAAATGCTATTCCATGCGTATGGCCCGAATCGGTAACGGTTGATGTTGCTGTGTGAGTGTGACTAACAACAATAGCGTTAGCAGAACCACCAGTATCGCCTACTGCATAGGTAGAGCCAGCGCCAACAACAAACTTATCTCTTAAGTCTGGTGTAGAGTTAGAACCATTACACAATACCCAGCCAGTAGGGATAGCCGCAGCAGAGCCAGACCAGATAATGATGCCACCACTAGGAATAGCTGCTGCTACCGCCGTAGCAACAAAGGCTGTAGTGGCAATCTGAGTAGTGCTAGTGCCTGATGAGGCTGTAGGCGCTAACGGCGTTCCTGTAAAGGTAGGACTATTGCTGTCTGCCTTGGATGATATAGCAGAGGCAATGGCGGTGTATTCTGCATCAATCTCGGTGCCTTTGATAACCTTTGCTGGGTTACCAGTGCTAAGACTATCTTTAGATGCAAAGTTAGTTGCTTTCGTGTAATTGCTCATACTGTTTTTCCTTGTGCGACATAAACATCGATTTTCTGAATAGAAAGAGGATCACCATTTAATTCTGCTTCTAAACCTAGTTGTAGGACAGCCCCGGTACCGCCTGCATTGATCTGGAATTGGTCTAGGACAACACCGTTAGCAAACTCAGCAATGTTGTATTCCCCTATATTATACTCGTAAACTACCGCCGTGTCAAGTAATTTCGTCTCACTATTGTAATTTTCTTTGTAATCAAAGCCCCATTTGATGGCTACAGCGTCACCAGAACCGCCAATAACCACAAATCCTATCTTTTTAAGGACTTTTAAGGCTGTGGGGCTACCAAAGTCAAAGTAGTTGGTGTAATACTGTAGACGGTAGGTAGAGGCATTATCTAGGTGTCCAAAGTATTTACCAATATACCCAGGCTTGCCTAACAGCAGTTCCTTAGACTGGTTGACAAACAAGGCCTTTGGATCAAGGCTATCCCATATAGTGACACGGGCAGAACCATCCTGAAGAGCACCCCGCATATCAAAGCAGTAAGTAACCTTAGTTGCTGGCAGGGTAAGCAGGTAAAAGGCATCCCGGTCATAGTAGACAGATTTGATAGTGCTAGCTGTCTCTGAAGCCACCGCAGCAATGAGATCATCACGGACGTTCTTGGACATATCCCGCATAGGCAGGGACTTCTCTTGAATGACCCGTTGGAGACTACGCACACCAGAATCAGACAGGAAGACGATGTCTGTGCCGGTATTCTGGACAGAGTCCCTAGCAATACAGCCAACATTAGGGATAAAGTCTGCTAAGGCCAAGGAAGTGACATCTATGGGGTTGCTGTAGATAGCAATGTTGTTCCTACCAAAGATGATAAGGAAGCCGTTATGGGCCGCTAGAGCAATAATCTGGTCATTATTAGGGAACACAGAATTGATCGACAAAGAGCCTGAGTCACCGCCTTGGAAGTCAGAGCCATCCAATAGCCTGCTAAAGTACACAGTCTGCCTGTCACCAACAAGGTCTGCCATCCAGATACGACCATAGGCAGCTAAGGCACAGTTGGGCTTAAAGTCTGCTATGGAGTATCCTGTTGGCAACGTACCAATGTCGCCTAACTGCTGAAAGCCAAAGGAGCCAGAATGTGAGTGTGGGTTAGTAATAGTGGTCACTGTGCTGGTCAAAGCATCAGCAACAGTGTAGCCTGTACCGGCAGTAGAGACTGTTACAGTGGCTACGCCAGTCCCGCTTAGGGTTGCTACAGTCAGTTTAGCATTAGATCCTGTGCCGCCTGCTAAGGTTAGAATATCGCCTACATTGTAGCCAGAGCCAGCAGCAGTGACCGTTACAGTCGCTATCGGTCCAGTACCGCCACCACCGCTGATCGTAGCCACAGAGAAGGTAGCGCCAGTGCCTGGAGTAGGTAGGTTGTGGAAGACCAGTACAGGGTGTCCTGTCTGTACCATATAGGCATGGGAAACAGCGTCAGCACCGTCACCATAGGGCAGAGCCGCAGCTTGCCAGTTATTGCCTGTTATCGTGTAAGACACATCAGCGGTATTGGCCTGTGTTCTGACAGTCTTGGTGGTCATGGTTGTGGTGCCAGTAAACAGGTTATTGTTACCGGCACTGATGGTCTGGTTTCCACCAACGTCAATCATTTCAAATATAAACTCTACAGGGTTAGCAGCACCTAAGTCTGTGTTGACTGCTGAGTTTACAGTGGTCCAGCCACGCCTTGCACCAATACGACCATACCTATCGATAACACAGTTCTGTGCCTTCAGAGCATACCCTGAAGACAGTTGAATACTGCTTTCTTGCGTGTTTAGGCCTAGAAAGCCTGGAGCAGCAATAGTAGCGGTCTGTATTCTTTTCATTAATATGAACCCCAGATGAGTTCTTCAGGGTAGCGGTTAGCCTCAGCAGATATGTGGTCTGACAGAGATTGGCGATACAACTCATAAGCCTCGGCACTATTGAGGCCGTTGTCTTCACCACGCTCATTCAAGGCCTTGGCGTAGGCTAGGAAGATCACAGGCTCTGAAGGAACCTTGATCTGTGTCGAAGCAGCGGTAAATTCTGCCTGTGGCTTAATGACGTTGAAGTAGATGTCATAGACACCATCAGGGATGGGATAGAGGTCTACCTGTGTATCTCCATTGGAGTCTACGCCGTTAAAGTTATAACGGTCAGGAGCACCCACCAGAACTGTCCCGCTATTTAAGAACAACTCATCCATCTTCCTAGTTGTCTCATAGTTCAGGAACCAGTCAGACTGTGAGTTAATAACATCGATGACCTTAAACCGCTGACCGATACCAGTTAACACATAGTTAAACAGGTTAGCAGAGGTAGTCACCGTCAGTGTCTCAGACAAGGCATTCCAAGTGTAAGCATCCTCAACCTGCCGTTTAGCATCGTTGATGAACCTACCGATAAGTTTAGAATAGGCGTTGTCAGTAACGGCAGTAACCTCTGGCTCACGCAAGCGAACCAAGGTTTCATTGACAAGTTCTAAGTAAGTTTTATTAGCCATTTATTCCTCTCAACAGTCCCACTTACGCAATGCTAAGGCCTTCCTTGTTGGTCTGCCTTTGGAGTCCTTCATAGGGCCAGGAACACCACTCATACGGGCACAGAAAGACTTCCTACGAGCAGCCTTCTTAGGAGACTTTACAGCCTCTTTAGAAGACACGGGAGGCTTCAGGTTAGCGCCTTCCTTGTTCTTAAAGTATGCCCTGCCTTTGGCATTTAAGCCACCTTCTGGGTTCTGATATACTTTTTTTACCATTATTTCTTCGCAGTCTTCTTAGCTTGTTTGAACGCCTTAGCCGTAGGAGCACCTTTGGAGCCGACCTTACGCATCTTCTCACCACTGCCTGCAGCTATCCGTTTACGTTTTGCATTGATATTGGCATAGAGTCCAGGTTTCATTTCTTAGCCTTTGTCTTTGCTTTGCGGGCAGTAGACAGAGCAATCGCAATAGCCTGCTTCTGCGGCTTCCCAGACTTCATCTCTTTACGAATGTTCTCAGAGACGGTCTTTTGTGAGTAACCCTTCTTGAGTGGCATTATTTCATCCTCTTTGCTTTTTTCTCTTTTGCTTCCATAGCCTTAGTCTCTGAACCTTCGTGCATCTTCATGCCTTTAGCAGATTTGTAGCCTTCTTTCTTAGCATAGGACTCGGCGGCTTTTTTACCTTTAGAGGTATATGGGAACTTCTTCTTTCCGACCATTGGCATACTATTCTCCTTAGAATTGGAACTGGACTGCGGTTTCAGGGATAAACTCTACTGTTGCTATATAGGTTACGGTATTGGTGCTAGAGTTCTGCACACGAATCTCATCACCGGCCTGCATTACTACCTCGGCATTGCTTAATAGTATGTACTCGCCAGCACCTAAGTTCTTACCACCAACAATAAAGTATTCCGTGTTAGTAGAGACATCATACCAATAGACCTTTGGAGTATCGTTGCCGGTAAGACTAATAATGTACATTACCTGCCAAAGACCAGTATTCTTGGTTGGAACCGTAAGAATAGTGTCCTTGGTAGTAGTGGTCTTAGTCGTAACAGCCGAGACTTTTCTGCTCATATTAACCTATTTTGAGAACTAAACTAAGTAATAGAACTACGATAAAACCAGTAGTCCCAAGCAGGATCTGTTCTAGTCTCTTTAGCCTAGCATTGATGCCTGCATAGCGTTCAGCGCACACTGCCTCATGGGTGTCAAGTTGTCCTTTAACTTGGTCTATTGGTGACATCACTATCTCCACTTAGGTCCTTCCATCCAGGCTACTAGCGAGTGTCTAGTGCCTTTGGTTACATGGTTTACCTTGTGAACTACGAAGGAAGGAAACACTAAAACAGTTCCTTGTGTTCTTAGGTGCTCTTGTTTAGGGCTGCTGAGATGTAACGGCTGCATCTCAAACTCACCACCTTCGTACTCTTCTGGGCTAGACAGTTGGCACACTAAAGATAACTTCCTGTGTACTTGTCTACCATCATCCCAGTTTACATCGTTATGCCAATTATAATAACCTTGATCTTCTTCGTTGTACTCTGTAAACTGAATCTCGTTTAAGTGCCACAACTCAGATCCAAAGGCATTATGATTAGCAACATGAAACAAATTAGTTAGTTCATGGTACAGCCAACCAAGGTCTTTATTGTCTCTAGTGATCCACCTAACCTTACTTCTACGAACATTGGTGTCTACGTTAGAGCCTTGGAAACCTACTATTGCAGCCTGCGGTTCTATCTCTTTTGCCTGCTCTACTATGGTGCTACAAAGTTCTTTAGGATACCTCTGCTGCCACATCTGCCACATTGCATTCAAAGTTATTCCTCTGCTGGTTCTGGTGT